CTCAACTAAGTTAGCCGCTTTAGCTATAAAGTCTTTTTTCGCTTTAGCAAGCTGTTGCTTACCTTCACGAACCATCTTGACTTTTTGCTCAACTAGTGATTTCTTGTCTTCATGGAATTCAGCAATTTCAGTTGCTAGAGATTCTGTGATAAACTCGTCTAGTTTAGTAACGTGTTCTGCTACTCTAGTCTTGTCTGCACGAAGCTCTTTCACTTCTTTTGCTACCATTTCAGTTACAAATGAATTCAATAGTTTAGCATGCTCACTAATGGCTTTATGATATTTGACTCTGTCTTGAGCTAATGATTCCTTCTCTTCTGCAATTTCCATAACTTCAGCTGATACCTTTTCAGTAATAAAGCTGTCTACTGCTTCAACGATCTTGCTCTTATCGTGCTCGTATCGTTGCGCAAACTCCTCACGAAGTTCTGCAGTTAGTTCTGTCTTTGCCTCAGAAACCTTCAACTCCCATGCTTCTTGGAGGGCTGTCTTAACTTCAGAAGTTAAATCAGTTCCTTCAAGTAGGTCTTTAAATGTCAATGTTGCCATAGTAGTCTCCTACTTCCTATAATTTTAGTTCTTTGATGAGTTTGTGTATCTCACTCACCAGGTGTATTTCTGCTCTTCTGTCGTGTGTAACATTTGAGGCTAAATCGTGCAACATTGCACCGCCCTTCATGTTAAATAGACTCTCATAGATAGTCTTTGGGTAAGCATCTGGAGCACTGGGTTGTGCCACAATGTCTACAGTGATAATATCAAAATCAGATACTTGACCTGACTCATTTACATTACCGCTTCCACGACTCGAAACGCCTAGTTTCGCGCCTGCTTTTAACAATGCTCTCGCAATGTTACCCATTGGTGTATCTATTATTTTTAATTTGCCTAACCCGTCACTATCGTCGCAATGCATATCAGTAATGATATGACTTACTCTGTCTAAGTTAATTTGTAACTCTTCTGGATGATCTAACTCGCCCATTACAGTTTCGCCTTGACTCAGTCGACTCTGAACACTCTCTACAGCTCGCTTAATCTCATTCTTAGGGTATACTCTTCCATTTTGATTTTTTACGTCACCTTGGATGAATAAACCTGCCATGAATAAGTCTTTACCGTCTGCTGATTCTGAGATCTGAACTTTTGACAGCTCCGGACTCATGTATTCGTAAAGTTTTCTGGATTGCATATTAATATTCCCCTACTTACGCCTTTTTAGGCTCAACTTTGATGTTGTCTGTAGGTGTGTTATCTTTTGCAGACTCGCCTTTATTACCTTCGCCGCCATCGCTAGCTTTTACTGGTGAACCAGCTCCTGCTACTTTAGTTGCTTTAGGTGCTTTTGTTAAAGGTGATTCTGTTGAATCAGCTTCGCCTGCTTTAGGTGCCGCTACTGAATCTGAGAATTTAGTTGCTTCTTCTACAACTTCTTCGTCTAGGTTATATTCAACTGACTCTAAATCGAGTTCGTCTTCTGCGCCTAGTTCAGCTTCTTCTTCGTCGCCTATTGCTGGTGCTTCATCTTGTGCCATTAAGGCATCAAATTCTGCTTTCAAAGACTCAAGTTCGTCAGCAATATCTTCAACTTTATCTTCGAGGTCTTCTTCACCCTCTTCTGATTCAGCTTCTTCGCTTTCTTCTTCATCTTCTACTTCGCCAATTTCATCAGCGTGGATTTCTTCTTCGTCTGAAGTAACATCAGATTCAAAGTCGTTACTTTGATCAACTACTTCATCCATATCTTCTACTGTTTCTTCAACAGCTTCTTCGCCCTCTACCTCGTCATCTAAAAGACTTTCGTATTGTTCGCGAGCTTTGTCTACGACATACTCATGTAACAATTCTTCAGCTTTTTCGTTTTCTTCGGCAAGGAGAAGTTCTAAAATTGATTCTAACTTCTTAGACATTGTGGACTCCTATTAAAATTTTTAATTCAAGTAATGTGCGCCTGAACGCAATTTACTAGATTACTATATACTTATAGCAATTTGTAAAATCGGTGTTATAATGGTGTTTTTTTGGTGTGAAATATGTGATAACTACACGTTGTCTGTGATGTTGCGTTAAATTGCAGTATCTGCGCCATCGCCTGCCTTATACATAACTTTTACAAATTTGTTATGCTCGACGCCTTCGGCCCTTGCAATTTCACGCACTTTGCGTAGTTTGTTTAATTCTTTGAGTGTTAATTTAGACTTTCGAGTGTCGTCAGCAGATCGCAACGTTTCTTTGTCTTCTGCTGGTTCGTAAAACTCTACTATTTTCATTATACTAAATTTCCATCTGCTGGAGCGCCTGCATCAACAGGAACATCTGCTATATCTGTATTTATGCCTCCGAGGTCATCTCCCGGCATATCAACGTCAGTTAGGTCCGGTTCTGCCATAGGATCCACCATTGCGTCTGGAACTGCCCTTACGCCAATGTTTTTAAGTGCGGCATTCTTGCTATCATCCTGGTACTTAGTGTAATCATTCTCTTCACGCCATAGCTCTTCGTTTTGTTTCATCTCGTTGTCGCTTAAACCCATATACTTCTGTAATGCAAAACGCTTACTCATATACGGTAAGTTACCAACCTGATTAAACATTTGAGCTCGTTCAGTGTTAAGTTGTAGTTCTCTATAGCTACTAAAGTTCATCGGCTTGTTAAACAACATTCTAAATCCGCTGTTATCAATATCAATGCCTTTAAATTTCAAATACATCTTAAACTCTAAGTCTAAATCTTCCTGTACTTGCTTTTGTAGTCTTTCAACATACTTTGCAAATCTATATTCCTGAATGTATGCAACACCTACTTTGCCATCATTGTATGTAGCTGAACCATCGTCTGGTCCTGTAGGCAAGTAACTTGCAGGGATTCGTAATCCACGTAGTAGTTTGTTGTTAAAGTATCGTAAGTCGTCTATCTGTCCTAAGTTCTCACCACCCGGTAGTGTATCAACTTTAGAACCACGTCCATCAGCAGTTTGTGCAAAGAAGTAATCTTCAAGCATGCTCATTGGATTATATGCGGCATCTGTAACGCCACTGCCGTCGCCCTTTTGATTAGGTACACGCTTTTGCTGTACTTCGTATTTTACACGCTCTAAGTACTGCTGTGCTTTGTGTGCAGGCATGTTACCTACGTCAATAAAGAACACACGTCTTTCTGGTGCTCTGTGTACACGATAAATGATAATACTGTCTTCGAGCAATTCTTTTTGCTTGAACACTTTAAAAATTGGTTCTAGTATACTTACACCGAACGGCCACGAATGATCCATGCCCTCGGTTAAACTAATATGTACCATATGTTTAGCATCAACTGGTACGCCGCCGTCAGCGCCTTCGCCTCCGCCTGCATAGTTATTATTAGTTGGGCTCATTATGCCTGATAACCCTTGCCCACTGCCATATGGTCTAGCGTGTAACGCATTAGGTCTAGTTGCTACTTGTTCAGCAAAGCCAGCTTCTAAGTTTTTAACAAAGTAAGTTTCAATTTTCTTGCCTTCACTTTCGTTAACAATTACTTTTTCAATGTTAGCAGGATCAACCCAGTACAATTCATATGTCTCTGGATCCCTAATAAAGAACTGATCGCCGTACTTAACTACACTACGAAACATGCGGAAAGCACGTTTATGTAACTTGTTGAGTCTAACCCAACTATGTAATGTTTTATCAATGATTTTTGCTTCTGTGTCGCTTGGTGCCGATAAGAAGTCTATGAAAAATGGTAAACCCGAATAGTCAGCTTCTTGTGTGCCAAATTCTGCAATAGTATCAAGTGCCGCATTAACTTCTAGGTCGTTGTCCATTTGATCGTATTGTTGATAACGCATAAGTCTATTAGGACTGCCAGCGTATACTTCTGGTAGCCAACTGCTATACCTGCTGGTAGATGCCGCACCAAACGTGCTGTTATCTGTTGCAGGTTGCACATTAATAGGCAATCCGGAATTATCAAAGGGTGTAAAATGTTTGCGCCAGCTCATATATGATCCGTTATTTTTATATTGTAGCAGTATTTATCATCTATTTTAAAGATGTAAAACAATAAAGGCAATGTATAGTATTATATAGTGTCTGCAATGTCAACACTAGTTCTATTACCGGCTTTAAGCAATCTGTTTGTCTGCTCTTGGCTCTTAACCATCTTCTCTACTAATGTATTTAACTTGTCAGGATCTGCTTTTGATTTAGTAGTTGCTTCTGTTTCTTCTGCATTAGCTACAGGTGCCGCGGGTGTTGGAGCCGCAATAGGTGTTGTTACAGTAGCCTTGGGCTGTGCTACCTGCGGTGCTTGCATTTGCGCTCTAGCTCTGTCGCCGTCTTCTTTACTGACACCTTCTGCTAAGCCACCACGTCCCATTCTCTCTCGATCTCTCTTCTGCCTTCCGGCAATCGATCTATCAACCTTTGGTTTTGCAGGTGTTTTTATTTCTGCATCTTTAGCTTTTTTCGCTGCCGCCTCTTTGTCTAGCTTAGTTGCGTCATCTAAATCCATTTGTGCCCAATTAACATCCGAATCTAGGCTCATTTGATCTACGGTGTTAATACCTTCTTCGAGTCCTGCCGCCTGCGCCGCTTTTGCTTTATTTAATGGTTCCTTTGCTTTCTCTAATGGCACTGCGAATGGATTCTCTTCTACC